AAGATCATTACACCCCTATCATCGTCTCCTGCATCCGCATAATTATGTGGGAAACAGTTTCCAATATAGGTGATATTCTTAGATGTCTGTCGTTTATGAAAGTGCCCACTGAATACGTGATCAAATCCGGTAAAATGTTCGCTCTTAACATTGCCGTGATCGGGCATCTGAACCATAGCATTCATATAAAAATGCGGCAGCTCAAAGTGCCCAAACATATATCTGCCAGTTAGCTTGGGTATGCGTTTATGATCATCGGCAACTAGCCAAGGAGCAATAACCACATCACCGGCATTGAACCAATCGTTGCAAATTTGTACGTTAGGAAGATGCCGTGCCCACTCAACTGACTGTACATCTCGCTTGTCGCGATAGTACAAATCGTGGTTGCCGGGAATAAAATAAACTTGACTAAAATTGTCGTTTAAATGTTCCAGCGCCCTGAGGCTATACGATAGTGTAATTATGTTTATGGACGCCCGATTGTTGTGCCAGTCGCCAAGAAAGAGTGCGGTGTCGCACCCTTCCTCTTTGGCTTTGGCAGTGGCCCATTTAACAAAATTTAAACAATCTTCGTTGTGTAGCTGACTGTTTGATTTAAGTCCAAAGTGAATGTCCGTAAAAACGGCAGCCTTCTTGAATAAGTTTGTCATCTATATAGTATAGCAGGTTGTCCTACTAGAAATCAAATTTAATTTACTCGTCGTGGTCGTAGTGCCCACCGCCGCCCATACCCTGTCGAGTATAACTAGGAGTCATATTATTCATTTCTAAAATATCATCACGTAGATTTTGATTACGCTTTTCGATGTTTAATACTCGAGTAAAGCTGTTAGTAATAGCGGCAGTGTAGTAGGCAAACGGGTTTGCCGACTTTGATTCGTCAAACTGTAGTCCAATTTGGCTAAGTTGTAGCAATGCTTGGCTACGCATTTCGTCATTGTATGTGTAACCCCGCCAGTTTGACCTAGTGGCATACCGCTCGCATAGCTTCATAAACATATGGGCTAGTTTTTTAGTCATTGCACCGTGGTCTCTGCACCATACCCCGCTGTCCAAATCGCCTTTCCAATGGCTTTTACCCACACAAACTGGTTCGCCTTCGTCGTTTACTTTATAGTGGTGGAACGGTGGAAAATTACATTTTACATATTTGGTAGGAACAACGACTTCTTCATCGTATTCTGTTAGAATAACTTCGTTTTCTTCTTCCTTTAGTGCTTTGGCAGTCTTACTAAGATCAACTGGCACGTGATCCCAGGTCATTACTCGAAACACTACATCTGTGTCTTTGATTTCTTTTAACTTAACTTCAAACTCTTCGAGCTTTCTCTTTTCGCCAGTTGCGGCCAGTGCTTCGTCGAATGCCAGCTTGGTTAAACGATCTGCCCTGTTTTGTCTGGCTTCTTTGATATTCTTTTTGTTAATCTGTTTTAATTCGTGAATAATCATATCATAATCACAGAACTCAGGAGATGTGTACGAGCAGTAGGTAGTTTTACTTCGATGTATCTCCTTTAAAATATCTTTGTTGTTTAGGTAATTGTGTTTCATCGGGGTCCTTATAAACTAAGCATATATTACACTGAATAAATATAAAAAGCAAGAGGTTTAACTATGGATTTTAGCTGGGACAGTATTAAAACGGGAATCGGAAGCGCAGCCAGTAAAGTTGGCAACGTATTAGATCCCAGTAACGCACGACTAAGCATAGCCGGCCTATTAAAAGGCGGCCGTCGTGTGCCCGAAGCACCATACGAAAAAAGAATTGATTTTGTTAGCCAAAACAACTCTCCGGTTGGTCTTAAAGACGATTGGAAAGTGCGTGTTAGCGTAGGGGAAAGTAGTGGCATTTTTTATAATGGTACAGGGGATGTTGGTGTACTTGCTCCATTAAAAAGTACTCTAGGAGTAGTTTTTCCTTATACTCCTACAATTAGTACAAACTTCTCAGCTGACTATAGCTCAGTAAAGCCAACTCATAGTAACTATCCGTCATTCTTTTACGAATCAAGTCAGGTACAGGAAATTCAACTCAGTTGCCCATTCACGGTACAAAACTACCAGGAAGGGCAATACCTACTAGCTACTATTTATTTTTTTAGAGCTTGCACAAAAATGTTCTATGGATCGGGCGCCAATGCCGGAAACCCACCACCAATAGTTTTTTTAAATGGCTACGGAAGTCATTACCTGCCAAATGTACCTTGCATAGTCACTGGCTTCACACACACAATGCCAGACGAAGCAGATTATTTAGAAGTTCCGATTGGAACAGCACCAGATGGCCCGCAACAGCTTGGATTTGGTTATGATATGAGTGATGCTACTACGCAACAGCCGGGCCCACAGATTACAAGACTACCAACCTACAGTGATATACAGGTTAGATTACAACCTGTTTATAGTAGGAATCGTGTTGCCGAGTTTGATTTGGAAAAATTTGCTCAAGGCAACCTACTAGATAAAGGCTTTATCTGATGGCAACTTATTCCAAATCAAGTCCGTACTATGCTACGGGATCTATGGGATCATTTCTAGATCTATTAGAGTACAGAGATATTCCCAAAAACTCCAATGACGTGGAGTATGAGATTGATGCAGTTTACAAATATCGACCCGACCTGCTGGCCTATGACCTTTATAGCAATGCTGGACTTTGGTGGGTGTTTGCAGTACGCAATCCCAATGTTCTTAAAGATCCATTGTTTGATTTTTCTCCCGGCACTATTATTTTTATTCCAACAAAAGAAACGCTAGTGGCCACGTTAGGATTATAATGGCAAACGGACAAGTTCAAATTAAATTAGCCGCAGAGCGCCGAGCTAGGGAGCAGGCAGCGTCGCAGACTGCTGAGTCTTCATTTACCAACGTTGACCCGATGGGCAACTATGTTGGCGGCTATGATGAATTAGCACCCGAGACAGAACGGAAACTAAAATTAGCAAGCCAGGCAAGAAGTAATTTTGCAAGCCAGGACCCAAGAAGATTGGACATTGGCGACGGCGGAAAAGCGGCAATAGCAGCCACAGTGGCACAATCGGAACGACGTGACGCTGCCGCGGCAGCCGAAGAACAACGAAAAGCGGCAGAGGAAGCAAAAAAGCCGGCAGTAGTAGAGCAGGTCAGACCAGTTATTACCAGCTTTCCACCACAAGACAATCCATTATTTCAATACGCTGACTACACCTACAATTTAAGTTTGCACGTTATACCACCAAGCAAGTACAATGCATTGGCAACAATTCCTGGATACATTTATACCAATGATGACAACACAGTATTAATAGCCAGTGGCGGTAGACGCAATGATAGTAATTTCACACGTCATACAAAGTTTAAACAAGATTTTTATTTTGAAAATTTAAAGTTTACTACAATTGTTGGATTGAACAACAAAAGTAGAAATACCAATAGTATTGATCTCAGCTTTACTATAATTGAACCATATGGTGTTACTATGCTAAACCGTATGCGAGATCTAATGGACGAGTTAGATGTTAACAGTTGGATGCAATTGCCTTTTATGCTACAGATAGATTTTGTAGGCAACACTGACCAAGGAGAAGTGATGCACCCAATACCGGATACTACCAAATATATTCCCGTTAGGTTAATTGGTTGCAAGATTAAGGTCACTAACAAAGGCGCAGAATATCAATTACAGGCAATTCCGTATAGCCATCAAGCGTTTAACGAGTCATCTGCAAGCACACCGGCACAGTTTGAAGTCACTGCCAAGACCATTGCTGATTTTTTTAGTTCTAGTGGAAATGCAGGACAAGCAGACAATGTTATATCCACAGGAAATGCACTAGCTGAACGTAGAGAAGCTCTGTCTAAAGAATTAAAAGATGAAAAGTATAAGACTCCTGACGGAAAAAGAGAAGCAGAAAAGAAAAGTAAAGAATTTTTAGCAGTGCAACAGGGAGTAAGTAGCACAGGCTACGTAGTCGGCAGCTATAGCGCCGCAATAAACAGCTTTCAGAAACAACTACAAGCTAATAAGCAAACACAACATCCTGAGATTTATGAGTTTAAATTTCACAAAGATTTTGAATCATCAGAAATTGTTATTCCAAATAAAGTAGAAGCCAGGAATACCAAGATGATTGACCCTACCACCAAGGCAGCAGTGGCAGCTATCAGGGCACAAGGGGGGATATCTACTGCTGGTATAGATATGACCAGCGAAAGATTTAGCATCAATGCAGGCACAAATGTTGTTGAAGTAATCAATATGGTTATGCGGGCCAGCAAATACATTAGAGATCAAATACCTGATCCGGCAACAGATGCAGTGGGTGGTGGGCAAGCGATTGCAGACAAACTTAAAAGACCGATTAATTGGTATAAAATTACTCCAGTGATTACCATTGGAGAATTTGATTTCAAGCGTGATTGCTACAGTAAAAAAATTACATATCACGTAGAGCCTTACACTTATTATAATACTAAATTTAGAGATGCACCACAAAAACTACCCGACAGCTACAGCAAATCTTACCAATATATGTATACTGGTAAGAATAGAGATATTATTAGTTTTGACATTGACTTTGACACAATGTTTTATACTAAAATAACTGCTGATCGAAGTAAAGCACAAAAAGATCGTACACAACCGCAGGCAGAGCAGTCGCAAGAAGATAACACAAACGCACCAAATCGTCCAAAACGTATAACCAATAATGTGGTAGTACCGGTCGCTGGGCAAGCTGGTGCACCAAACCCGGCCAGCGTGGACAGTAAGTCGGTGTTGGTCAATGATTTAACACAATCAATGATGAGCAGTAGTCGTGGTGATATGATCAATGTTAAATTAAAAATTGTAGGCGACCCAGAATTTATTAAACAAGACGATGTTTACTTCAACCCAACTAATAATCCTAGCCAACCTAACAAACGGTATGATAAAAATGGCAGTTTGATATTTGATGTCAGCGAAATTTTTGCATTGATTAAATTTAAAACGCCAGTGGATTTTAATGCTGAAACAGGATTAATGGAATTTGAAACCTGGGAAACATCTGTGTTCAGCGGCATTTACAAAATCATTACGGTAGAGAATGAATTTAGTCGAGGACAGTTTGTACAAACATTAGATTGTATCAGAATGTTTGATCAGCCCGATTACGATATTGTTCAACCGACACCCGACGACGGAAAAAAGAAAGCTCAAGAAGAACGAGCTCCGGAAGTTACCACATTAGAAGAACAAAAGAAACAAGAAGAGCCAGCACAGGAGTCAAGAAATATGACATTTGGCGAGGCCTTTAAACAAGCTAGAAAAGATTACGGTGGCGCAGGTGGAGTCTTTACTTGGAATGGCAAGCAATATCAAACAAACATAGTTGGCGAAGATTATGTGTCTAAACCAAAGTCTGTTTATAACGATAGCAGAGATCTAGGCAAAGTTGCAGTTACTCAACAGGCCAAATTAAAAGCCGACATAGCCAGCGCACCTACAGAAAATATCAATGACGGCAACATACAAGATTATGGATTGGGTTAATCGATGGGAATGGATAAAAGACTAGGCCGAGAAGTATCGGACACATATAAAAGAGAATCGTCGGGCCTAAAGTTAGACTCTGGTCCTTTTATTGGCAAAGTAAAAAATAACTTAGACCCCACACGTGGCGGACGCCTGCAGGTATATATTCCAGACTTAAACACTGGCAATGAAAACGATCCTGATAATTGGAGAACAGTAAGTTGGGCAAGCCCATTCTTTGGCACAACCAGTCAACCCGATACCAACAAGCAAAACTCGTTTAAGAAAGTTAGGCACAGCTACGGAATGTGGATGGTCCCACCAGACATTGGCAATTTAGTGTTATGTACATTTGTACTGGGCGATCCTAACAGGGGTTTTTGGTTTGCCTGTATTCCAAACCAGCTTGGGCACCATATGATTCCCGGCATTGCCGGCAGTATCAATGTAGACGCTGGACAGATAAGCGATCCCAAAGTTAAATCCGGTTATAAAAACAATCCCACAGTGGTCAGTGAGTTTAACGAAAACGACGAAGCAATTGACTGGGCTAATTTTATTAACTTAAAAAAGCCCATACACGAAGAACAACTTAAGATATTAATCAAGCAAGGGCTAGATGAAGATTACATCAGAGGAATTATTTCCAGCTCAAGTCAACGCGAAACTCCTAGTTTTGTATTTGGTATAAGCACACCCGGGCGCCCTGTCAATGATCCTGCAGAAGATCCCAACTATAAAGAAAAGTTACAGTCCGGGGACTTAAAAGAAAGCGACTATGCAGTTTCTGCACGTAAAGGTGGCCACCAGTTTGTAATGGACGATGGTAACTGGCAAGGCAAAGATCAATTAATAAGATTACGCACTGCCGGCGGGCACCAGATATTAATGAATGACAGCGAACGTGTGATGTACATAGCCAACGGTGACGGCAGTGTATGGATGGAGTTCACAGGACCCGGGCATATCAACGTTTACTCTGGATCTGGTATTAACATTAGAACACAAGGTGACTTAAACCTACACGCTGATAAGAATATTAATATCAATGCTGGGGAGAATATCAATGTAGCCGCCGGCAAAGAAATGACTACCCTTAGTCCGACTGTTAAATTTAATGCCACAGGCGAAATGCTGTTGTTTGGCGGTGATGTAAAAGTTGGCAGTTCTGGCCCAATGTCCTTTGTCAGTTCGGGCACAGCCAATTTGAATTCTGGCGGATCGTTGCATTTAGTGGGCAGTAACATTACGTTAAACGACGGTGGCGGTGCCACAGTTAATAGACCTACTCCGTTAAAATACAATAAACTAACTGAAACAGGATACAAAGACGGTAGCTGGGCCTCTGTTGACGGAGGACTAAGCACCATTGTTCCTATTGCACCCGCACACGAACCTTGGGGATTGCATAAAGGAACTGTGTTGGCCGGCGTGACCAGTGGCACAGGTATAAATGGGTCAACGTTTGGGGGTACTACCGGAACCGGCAACGGTGTAACGTCCGGGCCCGCACCAACCAAAGAGATACCAGTAGTGGAATGTAAAGGCGGTGCAATGCCAACAGATCCTGGTCCACAAGCGGCACAAAATGCCGGAGTAAAAAATCCAGTTAACAAAAGCTACTTAAACAGAGCCGATAGCCCATCGCCAACAGAAGGTATAGGACCACTAACACCCGAACAAACCAAAGCATTGATAACACAAATAGGCTGGAACGAAAGCGGTTGGAAGTATAATATTGAAAATCAATACAACTACCTGGGAAAATATCAAACTGGAGCAGCCGCATTGGTAGATCAGGGATACATCAAGCGAGATGCTTACCAATTGTACGGCAATAAAGCAGTCAACTATCCAACTAGCTGGACAGGCAAAGACGGAATCGGCAGTAAAGAATCATACCTGAACAGCGGCGGCGTACAAGAAAAAGTTATGCTCAATCTTTTAAAATCCAACTACAGTACTTTAATAAGAACAGGCGCAATAAAAGAAGGTGATGACCAGTGTGCCATTGCTGGTATGCTAGCCGCTAGTCACTTAATTGGTGCAGGTGGCGCCAAGAAATGGCGACAAACCGGTGGTGGTCAGGATGCCAATGGCACCACAGGCACGGTATATTACAATATGGGACGGTATGCAGTCGATGTACTTGCGGCCCCGGCTACTGCACAGGCTTAAATACTATATGGCAACATACAAAGGATTCAGCACCTATAACAGGGTTAAAAAATTTAAGTTAACTGACTTTGACTTAGTTAAACAAGACCTGTTCAACCATTTTAACATTCGCAAAGGCGAAAAGTTAATGGATCCCAGCTTTGGAACGATCATATGGGGGTTATTATTTGAACCATTTACAGATGAATTAAAGCAATCTGTAATTAAAGACATCAATACCGTTATAAATTATGATCCTAGGATAAACATAGACAACGTGGTAATAGCACAATACGAGTACGGTCTTCAAATTGATTTGGCATTAACTTATGTTCCTTATAACCAAACAGAAACATTGCGAATCAAATTTGACCAAGAATCTCAAACTGCTAGTGTACGCTAATAAACGGCGTACATTTTAAAACCGATAAATATTAAAAACGGGTAATATAGATGGCAATCAATACAAGACAAAACAGTTTGCTGGTAGCAGAAAATTGGAAAAAGATCTATCAGACTTTCCAAGAGGCTGACTTCACTAGCTATGATTTTGAAACTCTGCGTAAGAGTATGATTGATTACATCAAGCTCTACTACCCAGAAGATTTTAACGATTTTACTGAAAGCAGTGAGTTTATTGCTCTAATAGACTTAATTGCTTTTATGGGCCAAGCATTGGCATTCCGTACAGATTTAAATGCTCGCGAAAACTTCATTGACACAGCAGAGCGTAGAGACAGCATTTTAAAGCTAGCACGATTAATCAGCTATAATCCCAAGCGTAACATTTCTTCTAGCGGTTTCTTAAAGATTGAAACTGTTAGCACCACAGAAACACTCTACGACAGCAACGGATTTAATCTAAGCAACTTATCAGTCAACTGGAACGATTTAAGCAACGATAACTGGTTAGAACAGTTTACCACCATTGTTAATGCCGCATTGATCAGCAGTCAAGTAATTGGTAAACCTGGAAATACACAGACAATTAACAGTGTCAGAACAGAAGAATACGGACTTAATTTGATCCCTAATGTTCTTGGCGTGTACAAGTTTCAAAGCGCCATTGAAGGCAACAATTTTGATTTTGAAATAGTAAGCCCTACCAGCATAGCTAAATCATATATCTACGAGCGCACTCCAAGTAAAAACGCACCGTTTAATATACTGTATCGCAATGACAATTATGGAAACACCAGCAATGACACTGGATTTTTTGTTTACTTTAAACAAGGCGCATTGGCTAGCCAAGAATTTACCTTAAGTGACAGTATTCCTAATAGAGTGGTTAATTTTAATTTTAGTAATATTAATAACACAGACGTTTGGTTATACAGTTTAGACAGCAACGGAGAATTAAACGAACTATGGACACAAGTTCCTGCAGTTGGCGGCGTAAACGTAATCTATAACAAGTCTCAAGAGCGTAACCTATATCAAGTTAACACCAAGGCCAACGATCAAATTGATTTGGTATTTGGCGATGGCAGCTTTGCCAACATTCCAACAGGATCTTACAGACTATATTATCGCACCAGTGCAGGCATTGGCTACAAAATTACACCTGATGAAATGAAGGGCGTGGCAATATCCTTTAACTATGTCAGTAGAGATAACAGAGTAGAAACTCTTAACCTACGTGCCAGCTTGCAGTATACTGTAACTAACGCCAGCTCAAGAGAAACTACTGCGGATATTAAACAAAAAGCTCCTCAGCAATACTACACACAAAACCGTATGATCACTGGAGAGGATTATAACATCCTCCCTTACACAACATTTGGTAACGTACTAAAGGCTAAATCAGTTAACAGAACAAGTTCCGGGGTTAGTCGTTATCTGGACGTAATTGATCCAACTGCAAAGTATTCTAGTACAAATATTTTTTGCAGTGATGGCTTACTATACCAAGACAACTACATCCGTGCATTTAAATTTAATGCAAATAGCAGTGGCGAGATATCTAAAGTTATCAACAATAATATTGTTAAAGATATTATTTTAAGTCAAGAACTACAGCATTTTTACTATGCCAATTATCCTCGCTTTCCTGGAGATAACACTACCAGTGTATTAAAAAATATAAACTGGAATTTAACAACTTTTGGTAGCAATACTGCCACAGGTTATTTTGTGTTAAATGGAACTCCGGCTGTCATTGGCGGCGTTGCTAAAAACGAAACTCGATATCTACGTCAGGGTGCCATTATTAAGTTTGTTCCACGAGCAGGATATTATTTTGATACAAGTAATAATATGATTCCTGGTACTGCGCCAATCGGCAGTAATACCAGCATATATGCCTGTGTTACCGTAGTCTACGGTAACGGAACAAACAACGGCACGGGAAATTTAGATGACGGCACAGGTCCAGTTATACTAAATGTTAAAGTGCCAACCGGCGCAGTGATAGCAGAAGTTATTCCTGTTTTTAAGAATGGCTTTACTAGCTTTTACAACGAAGCAATTACTGGACTAATTAAAAGTTTTAAAAACTTTGGTCTGACCTTTGATGTTGAAAAGCAAATTTGGAAAATTATCTCTTCTGAGAATTTAAATACGTCTGGGCAGTTTAGTTTAACCAATCAAAATGATATTAGTGGAACTGGATTAGATGCCAGCTGGTTAATACGTTTTGAATACAATCTTGATGGTTACATTGTCTATTACAGAGGCATCGAATATACCTTTGAAAGTGCCGGCCAAACTGGTTTCTTCTTTGATGATCGTGTCAAGGTGTACGATACTAAGACAGGTACTGTGGTCAATGACCAAGTTACAGTACTAAAAACAAATAGACAGCCAGATTCAAATTTTTCATTGGCGCAAGATTGTTCTTGGAAGATTTATAAAAATAGCGTTGGCAGCGACGGTTATGTGGACAAGAATAAAATATATGTAACTTTTGCCGATTCAAATAACGATGGAATTCCAGATAATCCAGATTTGTTTAAATTGGTAGTTGACCCTACTGTTAATTCTGCAACTAAGTTTGTGTATTTTCAACGTGAAGCAGGATACCAACGTTTTCAAAATTTAATTCCGTTAGATAATAAAACTATTGTTAGTTTGTATGCCACAGCCAGCGACATTGCCGGAGTCAATAATTTATATCTATCAGGGCAACAATTTTATGCGTATGGCGAAAATGCTTTCTACAAATTGAATAGTGATAGAACATTGACAGCGATCACCGATTACACTGCTAGGATTGGCAGACAAGAATTGCAATTTCAATATAGACATAACAGTCCCGATTACCGTCGCATCAATCCAAGCAATACAAATGTAATTGACCTTTACATATTAACTTCTGCATATGAAAGTGCCTACCGTGTTTGGATACAGGATACCAGCGGCGCAACAGAACAACCATATGAGCCAACCACTGACAGTCTAAACGACGAGTTCAGTAAGTTAAACGATATTAAGAGTATCAGCGATACTATAGTCTTTCAGAGTGCCAAGTTTAAACCAATATTTGGTTATAAAGCAAACAACTCGTTACAGGCTACATTTAAAGTGGTAAAGAATCCTTCAATTAGCATCAGCGACAACGACATTAAGACTTCAGTTATTAATGCAATTAACAGTTACTTTGATATTACAAACTGGGACTTTGGTGAAACATTTTATTTCTCTGAGTTAAGCGCATACCTACACAGAGCACTAAGCCCAAATGTTGCCAGTATTATCATTGTGCCTGCTGACGCTGGTACTAGTTTTGGAACATTATATCAAATCAATTGCGAGCCACACGAAATTATCGTTAGTGCCGCAACCGTGGAAAATGTTGAAGTTATTACATCGTTGACGGCTAATCAATTGAACCTAAGCGTGGCATCATTGAATAAAGAAATTTTAATTTAATTGGTAAAATATGGCAACCAGACGAACTCTAGATTTTTTACCAACAGTATTCCAAACCGATACTAACAAAAAGTTTTTACAAGCTACACTGGACCAATTGGTCAGTGAACCAAATTTTGATAGAATTGACGGATATGTTGGCAGACAGTTTGCACCAACTTACAAAGCTAATGATAGTTACATTAGCGAGGCCAATAAAGATCGCCAAAATTATCAACTTGAGCCCAGCGTATTAATCAAAGGCTCTTCTGGCGAAGCTACCTTTTACAGCAATTACAGCGATCTTGCTAATAAGATTTCATACTATGGTGGAGTTACCAACGACCACCGTAGATTGTTTTCCAATGAATATTATACCTATACTGGTTTATTTGACTTAGACAAGTTTGTTAACTTTAGCCAGTATTACTGGTTGCCAAATGGACCTAGTCCTATTGCAATCAGCAGTAAGCCTGTGAGCAGTCAAGCTACGTTTACATTTACTAGAGACGAAGCTAACAATTCTTATACCGTGGCCGGACAGTCCTCGGGTAATCCTGAATTGGTTGTTGCACGTGGCGGTTTTTATAAATTTGTATTGAACCAACCAAACAGCCGTTTCTACATTCAAACCGAGCCTGGTGTATCGGGCGTTAAACGATTGGCGTTGAATACAAGTACCAGAGACATCTATGGCATTACAGCCAATGGAGTTGAGACTGGCACCATTGAATTTACTGTGCCATTGAACAATGTGCAAGACCGCTGGTTAAAAATACCATTGGTTGAGAACGTTGATTATGCCACAGATGCACTCTATCAAGATCTTGTTGGCACTCCAGTTGACGAATTTAAAATTGACGGAAGCAATATTGGGTTGAATGGCAAGAACGTTATTTTCTTAAATCCTGCAGACACTCACAAAGGTGTGTACAGAATAAGATTTGTCAACAATACAATTACATTTGATAAAATTAGAGATATTGATCCTGACAGTCGAGTATATGTTCGCTCGGGGCTAACATACAGCAACAACGAATATTATAAAACAGAAAACAATCAATGGGAAGCAATTCCTAGTCTAACAGCACAACTTGATGTTTTATATTACCAAGATGCAACCAATCCAAATATGTTTGGAAAAATTAAAATCTTGGAAACGCCTGCCGAGCCATTGAATATAGATGAATTGGTCATTGGAAAAACACAGTACACTACACAAGATGGTATACAATTTACCAATGGATTGGTAGTTAAGTTTGATGATTCTGTTTTACCGGCCAAGTATCAAAATAAAACTTATATTGTTGAAGGCGTTGGCAGTAGCATTACATTAGTGGATTTTTCTTTACTGGTATTTCCTGAACCCAATGCACAAGTTAATACAGTTCCCTGGGATGCTGTGCCCTATAGCTCCGGTACATTAGATGAACCGTTCCGTGGTCCGGCAATACCAGATTACTTTACCAGCAATCGTGCCAGCATTGATTTAAACGCCTGGGCAAGACATAACCGTTGGTTCCACTCGGATGTAATTGAATTGAGTGCCAAAGCGAATGGGTCAACGCCGTTGTTTGACCAGGCAGTTCGTGCTCAACGTCCAATCATTGAAGCCGAACCTAATGTTCAACTGTTTCAATTTGGTCGAGTTGGCAAGCGTCCAGTAAACCACATTGATGTAACAACCACTGATGCATTTAATCAAGTACAACATAGTAAATCTCTTTTAGTCAATGGAGTACGACTAAAAGAATTTGATCGTATATTATTTGCCAACGATAAAGATCCATTGGTACGCAGTCAAATTTATACAGTACGTTACCAATTACAAAACGAACCCAGTTATCGTAGTGTTTATGATGGCACCGGCCGTGGAAGTATTACAAGACGCATTGACGGCCGCAATGATTATGTGGAAGTAATTGGCAGTGGCACAGACTTCACGTCGGAATTAGATGCTGGCAGTACACTATATGACGCAGAAGGCAACTACTTAGGTACAGTAACACAGGTTATGTCCAGTACTAGTTTGGGTCTAATAGACACACCCAATACGTTTACGGGAGTTAGTGTTTTCCAATATAGAAATCCCAAGATACAACTTACGCTCGGTGAGGCAGACGATGCTGTAGACAAGTTTGATTGCGTCGTTGCCATAGACGGCGAAAGCAAAGGAAAGACATATTGGTACAATGGAGACACCTGGCAATTAGCGCAACAAAAAAGTGAAACTAATCAAATTTTAAAATTTGATGCTTTTGACAATACTGATACAAGTTTTGGATCGTATAACGGAACAAACTTTACAGGCACTAACATTTTTAGTTATAAGACTGGCTCGGGCAAAATAGACGCAGTGCTAGGACAAGCATTGGCCTATGAAAACACAACAAATAACACTGCCGATTTAGTATTCGATAACAATTTTGATAACGATACATTTACCTACGTTGACGGAACACAACTGCTGACTAAGTCCATCAATTCGGGATACATTAGACAAAACGTCAATGGAACTGAATTTGTTAAACGTAATGTTTGGGCAAAAGTTGTTGAGGATACTAAACAATATCAAATCTTTAGTAAAACTTATACTGGAAAAACCAATCACATTGAAATTGACGTGTTGCCAGAATCTGAATTAGAGGTTCCAACAACAAAAGTTTTTGTCAACAACAAGTTATTGGAAAGCAGCCAATACAGTTTTCAGAAAGTTGGAAAACGTAACACGGTAAAAGTTGTTGCTAGTAAATTAGCAGTTGATGATAAGATAGATGTTTTAATTTACAGTAAGTCTGCATCTAAACTTGGATATTATCAGGTACCGGCTAACCTTGAATACAATAGCCAGAATAAATCTTTTTCCAAGTTAACACTGGGACAAATTCGAAATCACTTGACTGCCACCGGACAAAATACAGATAAGGTGTCGGGATTGGTGCCTGGGCCAAGCAATCTTAGAGATTTAAATATTGCCAGACAGGGCGGCAATATTCTACAACACAGCGCCCCAACAATTTACGCCAGCTTATTTTTAATTGATAAGCAGGCCAATTATGTCAATGGCATTGAGTACGCACGTAGAGAATATACAAAATTTAAAAATAAATTCATTGAACTGGCCAGCACATTGCCTGGCTTGGATTTAGATAATGCTGGCGCCAGTGTAGACATAATATTGTCTAATATCAACGCCATAAAAAATCCTAGCTTTAGTTGGCACTACAGCGATATGGTTCCATACGGCGATTGCCGTATCCTGACATATAAAATTAAAGATACAAATAGCTATCAATTTAAAATTGATTCAATTTTCAATGACAAACAGATACAGAACAGAGCTGTCTTGGTTTATCTAAACAATCAACAGTTAATAAAAGACATTGACTATACATTTGATCAAACCCGTCCTGCAGTAATTTTAAATGAACGCTTCTATCTAACCAATGAAGATGTAATTGAAATTAGAGACTATAAAAACACCGACGGCTGCTACATACCAGAAACTCCAACCAAACTTGGATTACACCCTAAATTTAAACCAACGGTTTATCTAGACGACACGTACAGAGAAGCAGTGGAAGTTATTCAGGGACACGATGGAAGTTTAACTCCTGTGTTTGGCGACTACAGAGATAGTTTCCTACTGGAACTAGAGTTACGTATATACAACAACATCAAAATTGATTGCAAAGTTCACCCTACTAGATACAGCCCCGGCCAATTTAGAACAATTGATTACACTCCACTGGAATGGAACAAAGTTTTAAACAGTAACTTTTTAAAGTGGGTGGGACAAAATAAATTAGACTTCATTGCCAATGATTGGTTTGATCCTAACGATCCATTTACCTATAACTACAGATACAGTAAAGATAGTCTTAGCAACCAAAATTTAAATGGGTACTGGAGAGGGATTTATCGTTACTTCTACGACACTGACAGGCCTCACATAGCACCTTGGGAAATGCTAGGATTTAGCGAGCAACCAACTTGGTGGGAAAACATATATGGTCCTGCACCATATACCAAATATAACACACAATTGTGGTCTGACCTTGAAAATGGCGTAGTTGCCAGCGGCACACTGGCCGGGATTGACTCTGCTTATATTAGGCCAGGATTAAGTAAAATTATCCCAGTGGATGAAAACGGTGGCTTACTGCATCCGTTGGCCATTGGTATTTCTACAGAATTTAATAGTGTACAAGCATCTAGTGGATATCAGATTGGTGACGGAGCGCCAATAGAAGCTGCCTGGCAGAGAACCAGCGAGTATCCGTATGCACTGCAACGTTCGTTGGCATTGACTCGCCCTGCCTGGTACTTTGGCACATTATTTGATGTCAATGGTTATGCCAAAGATGCGGCATTAGATCAGTATACTGTTGCCAATACCAGTCGACGTGTTGCGCCCAAGGACATTGTAATCAACGGCGAAACAGTCAACAATCAAATAACACGGGCCAGCGGATACATAAATTGGATCACTGATTATATGACCAGCTTGGGTCTGGACGCTCGCTCTAAACTTAGAAACAATTTAGACAACCTAACAGTTGAGTTAAGCTACAGAGTTGGTGGATTTACCGATAAGAACTATATTACAGTTTTGGCTGAACAATATAGTCCAACCAGTACCAATGCCAGCGTAGTGGTACCAAACGAAAGCTATTCGTTAATTCTTAATAAGAATGTACCTAAAGAGCGTGTTGCCTATAGTGCCGTAATTATAGAAAAAACTAGCACAGGCTTTGCTGTCAGCGGCTACAATCTTAACTATCCTTATTTTACAGTAGTGCCTAGTGACACTGCCGGAGAAAGTTATGCTATAACGCAAGACGGTCAAGCGGCAATGATCTATAAAGAATATAGAAAACAAAAGTTGGTAATTCCATATGGTCACGAGTTTACCACTAAACAACAAGTAGTTGACTTCTTGGTAAGCCACCAACGCTACCTACTATCTCAGGGATTTATCTTTGATGAATTTGATGATACACTGGCTAAAACCAAAGATTGGGTATTGAGCGCATACGAATTTCTAGGTTGGACTATCCAGGGATGGAAGCCGGGTAGTATATTAATTTTAAGTCCAGTAAGTACAAAAATTAAACTAATAACAGCCGATGGTGTAGTTGATGAAATTACCAATGAGAGTAATGGCACTAAAATATTAGATCCAAACTTCTCCGTAATACGTCCGGTAAACTTTACCAGTGTACGTGAACCTGATCTGTTTACATTGGATACTATCAGTGGGCAAACTATTGCGTTCCTAGAGCTAGACATAGTTCAATACGAGCACGTATTGCGCTTTGACAACAGTACAGTTTTCAATGATATCATTTATCAACCTGAGTCAGGTAGCCGACAATTTAGATTAAAGATAGTTGGAAGCAAAACTGCCAATTGGACAGGAGCATTAAATCCTCCTGGATTTATATACAACAATCCAACGGTGCCCGAATGGAGACCAGGCAAAGATTATCTCAAAGGTGACATTGTTACATATAAGAGCCAATACTATACTGCGGCACAAAAGATCTCTGCACAAACAACTTTTGTACAAAGTTATTGGAAACAAATTGAAAAGACACAGATTAAAACAGGGTTGTTGTCTAACTTTGCCAACAATGCTGGAAAATTTGTTGACGTCTATGATCCAGACAGTAGTCTACTAGATCATCAAATGGCACGTATGAGTGCCGGATTAATAGGATTCCGTCAGAGAGCATATCTTGATGACTTTTATCTCGACACAACTACGCAATCTAAATTCTATCAAGGGTTTATTAAACAAAAAGGTACTAAGCAGGCCATTGATGCAATGCTTGGCGCACAATTTGGCGATTTACAAAACAACATACAGTTGCACGAAGAATGGGGTGTGCGGGTTGGAGAATACGGTGCATTATCCAGCAACCAAACAGTTGAAATTGTATTAAAAGAATCAGAGATTAAAAATAATCCCACAGGCATTACCATTGAAGAAACACCTGTTGAGGGACTAATCAATGTAACGGATAAGCAACTATGGTCCAGACCCCTTGACACCAAACCTATACGGTTTTTAAATCGTGTATCCAACGATAGGCAAGAAAATGATTTACAAACTGCTGGCTATGTTAACATAAATGATGTTGACGCTACATTGTTTAGTTCTGGCAATTATCAATTGCTCACACCAACTACAAAAAACGTTGGCAGCGGTTACATAGTTTGGGTGGCTAAAGATCATAATAAAGAGTGGAATGTTTATCGTGCCACAGAAACAGATGCCTCTGTATTAAGCATTGAATACAGCTTGGATCAAGCAGGCAAAGTAACCACCAAGAATCCACATAAGTTAGAAGCTAACCAGACTGTGGTAATTAGAAACTTAAACAATGACTACGACGGATTTTATATTATAAAGAGCGTTTTAGATAGACGCTCGTTTACCATTGGCTTAACTGAAGAAAAATCTAAAGCACTAAAACAAAATCCAGTAACTGGCGCCGGTATCCTATTCGTACTTGACAGCGTAAGATTTACTTACCCTGGATTGGTTAATGATTACACTCCGCCGCACGGTTGGAAAGACGGAGATATGGTCTGGGTAGACAATGCCGATGGTATGAACCGTTGGGCCGTTTATGAAAAAGACAGTCGCTGGCACTACATAGAACCAGAAGCTATTACTTTGGGCAGTTACAAACCGGGTGGTAATTATGGTACAAATGTCAGAATTGATGACAACAATAGATTTGTTATAGTTAGCTCACCTGGCGCGGCACAAGCAGCCGGTAGACTACACGTATTTGATTATTACTACGGACAAAAAGAACGTGCAGTATTAAGCGGTGGTATTGAAGACACTGAAACATTGGGTACAAGTCTAGACATTGCACAGAACATTATTGTTGCTGGCGCCCCAGATAGCAGAGTTCAAACTGGGTTAGTAATGATTTACGCTTTCAGCGAAGATTTATATTTTGAGCCAGTGCAGGTATTAACATCTCCGGGTACAGGGGAAAATCCTGTGGCCACAGAACAAAACCTATTAGGCACACAAGTTGGCGCACGTTATGGTTTCAGTTTGGCACAGAGCAGAGATTCTAATATTCTTTACGTTGGCAGCCCTGGCACCAATGAAGTTTTCATATATGCATATCACAGTGAAATTGAAACAAGATTTGATAGATTTAGTTTAGCCCAAGCGGCTACGGGGTGTACTTTACCCTACGAACTCAATGACGAGCGCAGTATAGCAGTATATCTACACGGTATTAAGCCAACTGCTGGTCAGTCCAACATTGGGCACAAGTTGTTAATACTAGGCGAAGATTATTCTGTTGTTGACAATACGGTGGTGTTTATGAGTCCACTAGTCACAGAAGACTACGACTCCTTTGTATTAGAAGACAATGAAGAAATATACTTTGGCAGCGAAGATTCTACCGGCAGTAGAGGGTATATTGTAATTCGTCGTCGTGGCTATTATGAATATGCTGGAAAAATTGCCGGTAATACCAATAGTAAATTTGGATACAGTGTTGCTACAGGCAACACCGGGGCATACGTAGTTATTGGCGCACCCGATCAAACCATAGATAATATTCCGTATGCTGGTCAAGCTAGCATATACGCCACACGCATTAAGTGGATCGAGTCTAATGGCGTAATGAGACCCGATGCAGAATATGCCCTAGTAGAAAAGCTCACAGCAGAAACACCAACCTACAAAGCAAACTTTGGATATAGCGTTGAGATGGGAGTCACTGACTCTGTTGTTTTTGTTGGTGCTCCGGGATTCGCTACAGCAGCCTATGACGGAGGCACTGTATATAGATATATAAACTACGGAAAAGAATTTGGTACAATAGTTGGATCTGTCATTGACCCGGTTGTAGCAGCCGGGGATCTGATGGTTATCAACGAAATAGATGTACTCTTTACTGGCGGCGATTTAACTAAGATTATTAAAGATATTAACAATAAAAAAATAATTGGAGTTCAAGCATCTGCCACTGCCGATCGTCGATTGGTAATAAGTTCCATATTGCAAGCCAGTAACAATAAGCTAAACATTATTCCAACAGGTAATATTGTTGTCAAACTGGGAATTAAAATATTTGAAACTACACAAAAAATTAAGAGACCATCAACCACCGAAGGTGATAATTTTGGATCTCTTGTACGAGTAGACAATAGCGGAAAGACTTTAACAATTTCCAGTAGAACTGGTACAATCTACGATTATGCCACATACGACAACGAACAAACTACCTATGATGGAAATATAACTAGGTTTGTTGAAATAGTAAAAGGCAGCGGTGCTGTCTATATGTACAACTTGTTTGACAATCCAAACGATGCACCGGATCCATACGGTAATTATGTATTTGGTGAGGAATTTAATGCGCCAGGAGTTGCACTTGGTGACAGGTTTGGTATTGGAGTAGATTTTAACAATAGTCAATTGTGGATTGGTGCTGCCTTCAATGACACCAAGGGCCAGAATGCAGGACAAGTCTACAAATATACAAACGAATCAGGCAACCCAAGTTGGTATAAAAAACGTGCCAAGTCTAAGAATGTAGACGTCAGTGGTATTAACGGAATTAGCCTTTATAAGAAAACCACAGGCGAATTTATAACCAGCTTGGATTATATAGATCCGGTCAAAGGAAAGAACCTGGGCATTGCTGAACAAGACATTAGTTACAAAACCAGCAGAGACCCAGCAGTATACAACAACGGTTCTAAAGATATTGATTTCTACTGGAGTACACAGCAAGTTGGAGAAACCTGGTGGAATTTAGATCGTCTTCGATATATTGACTACGAACAGGAAGAATTATCCTACAGATTAAACAACTGGGGCCGTTTGTTTACAGGCAGCAAAGTAGAAGTCTATCAATGGATTGAAAGTGGTTACTTACCTAGCGAATATGTGGCCAATGGGCAGCCTGGGACTCCGCTAGCAGAAGACAATTCTTCTTATACAATGACTACCTACGTTGATGTAGACACAGGTATTATCAAAACTCGCTACTATTACTGGGTCCGCGGAATCAGCACAGTACCAGTAAATTCTAGTAGAAAATTAAGTGCATTGGCCTTAGAGAATGTGCTGTTGAACCCACTGGCACAAAACTTGCCATATGCCGCTATCTTAGATGATCATAGTATTGGTATTTTTAATTGCGTTGGTTACTTAAACAGCAACGACACTATTTTGAGAATTGATTACGATAAAGAATTAAACAATAATTTAATTCATAGCGAATACGAATTAATTCAAGAGAACAACCCGGATAGTGATCTGCCAGACCGTATATACAACAAACTAGTAGACAGTATCAGTGGCAGAGATAAAGAAAGACAGCGGGTACCAGACGTTAAACTACGCCCTAGTCAACAAGTTGGCTTAGAGTTGCGCCCCCGTCAAACCATTGTTTTAAACAGATATGCCGCGCTAAAGAATCTAGTAGAATATTGCAATCGTGTTTTTGCAGAAAAGACTATCGCTTACAAATTACAAAACAGCAAACCTTTTGTAAACAACTATTTCTTCCAAAAGGATCCGTTGCCCAGTAACGCTCATTATGATTACCTGGTAGAGAATCTGACAGAGCGTGATTATGTAAAAACAGATGAAGGTATTCGGGTCTGTGTTAAGCACGACAGCAACTTCTTAGGTCTGTGGACAATATACGAATACACTGATGGCGCTTATAAAGTAATTAAAAACCAAACGTTTGATACAACAATGGTTTGGGACTATGTAAATTGGTATGCCATTGACTTTGATTCTAATACAAAAATAACGTACACTGTTGATTATGCTAAAGATTTAGAAAAGTTATATTTAAAAGCAGGTGACATTGTTAAAATAACCAATGGTAGCAATGGTTACGAAATCTATCGCTATACCAGCAGTGATACCAGCGACTTGGTAGCAGTGGAAAACGGTACCGTTGCGCTAAGTTCTAAGCTATGGGACATTGAAGCCAATGATGTTGGATTTGACAGTAACGGTTTAGACAGCGTCGAGTTTGACCTGGACTACAGCACAGAAATTAGAAACGTCATCAACGGATTGCGAGAAACAATTTTTGTTGACGATCTAATAGACCATAGAAATAAAGTACTATTCTCTTTAATTAATTATATCTATAGCGAACAGAAACAGGTTGATTGGATTTTTAAAACTAGTTTTGTTAGTGTTACGCACCAAATTAAACAATTAGATCAGTATCCAAACTTTAGTAAAGACAATCAAACCTATTACGAAGATTATATCAAAGAAGTTAAGCCTTACAGAACTAAGTTACGTGATTACAGATTGAAATATACTGGCACCGATACTGCCACCCTGAACGTTACAGACTTTGACATACCAGGACACTGGGATTCTGAACTTGGCCGCTTCCGTAGTCCCAGTGGAGAGATACCTGAAAAGGACTCAAAACTTTGGTTGAAGCCTGAATATCAGGATTGGGCCAACAACTTTACATATGGCATTGAAACAATCACAATGTCCAGCACCGGTATAGGATACAATCAGCCTCCGGTGATTACCATTGTTTCCAATGGTGACAAAGGAGCGGGCGCAGTAGCAGAAGCAGTATTAGATTCAACCACCGGTGCAATAATTAAAATTAACGTTGTTAAGTCGGGTCAGGGATATAAAAATACCCCGTTGATAGTTATCAGTGGTGATGGCGCCGGGGCAGTGGCAGTGGCAACATTGGCCAATAACAAAATTCGTAGTATTAAAACTACATTGAAATTTGATAGAACGTCTTACACTACATCTGTTCGCGAGTGGGTACCTTTTGCTATGTTTGGCATTGGTGACTTGGTTGCATACAAGGGTGTTGGATACAAAGCTATATCCAATGTACCATCATTGGATAAATTTGATCCTAAGTATTTTGTTACAGTCAAGGACACAGAGCTGGTTAATGCCAATGATAGAATTGCTGTAAAATACCAACCTACTTCTTATCAGATTCAACGAGATGTAAAAATTGACGGATCAATTGACTTAACTAGACTTATCCCCGGCACAGTATACGATGCACACAAAATTGACAGTACCATAGCTGTTAAGTCAGACACTGACTTTGACGTAATATTAGCTGAAAATAGTAATGAAATTCAACTTGGATTTGATACAAACATATCCGGTGGTGCTTTTTACGATGAAGAAAAATCATATGCTCCTGAAGAATTAGTGCCAGGGGTAATGTACGATCATTTGGCTATGACGGTGATTACTGATATCACAGTTGATTCTCAAACATCTCAGGTTGCCTATAGAATTAGCAAAGATATAAACAACAATGTTGATTACGAAGCTGTTGCCGGAATAGCAAGCACAACACTGGCACAAGATCTAGCCTGGGACGATACAAAAATATATGTAACAAGTTTAGATGGGTTAAGTGTTCCTAATCCAAGTAAAGGCAAGCCTTGTTATGTTTATGTCAATGGCGAAAAAATTAGTTATTACCAAATTGATCAGCAAGAGAACTATTTGCACCAAATTCGGCGCGGCATAGGCGGCACAGGAACACCACTGGTACACCAAGCGGATTCTAAGTTGTACAATGCCAGCTCGGATTTACGAATCCCAAATGTCATTGAAGATAAAAAAGACAACTACAAGTTTAATTCTAGCGACGCTAGATACACACCGTCTTTTACAGTCTTGAACAATCAAGATTTTGTAACCCGTGCGCTAACATTGTTTATCTCAGAAAACCAGCTGACTTACGGCAAAGACTACATTATTACATTAACTCCTAAGCCAAATACAACACAAGCTACCGCAAATGTTGTTTTTACAGACTCTGCTAAACAGCGATATGTTGAGGGACTGATCATTCGTGCTGTGTACACAGAGCACACAATATGGTTGAATCCGGGCATAAATTCGGTTACTGACGGCACAGGACTAGACGGTAGTACCACCGATACAGCTGAGTTTATTAAGGGATTTTCCTACTTTTAAGACGTGATAAATAATACTATGAACCAAGATCTTGACAAGAACGAGCCAAAATTAGAAGAAGAGCACAAGCCCGATGACCAGGCTGGTATTCATATTCGTGGACATATCAAAATCTTTGATCCAGAATCTGGCGAAGTTTTTATAGACAAGTCTAATGCTATTCATTACGAAAATATGAGCGAGGCTATTGCTAATAGCCTGGGAAATTTGGGTAACCAGTTTATATACGAAATGCATTTTGGTAACGGTGGAACCACTGTTGATCCTACTGGTGTTATTAATTACTTGCCACCTAACGTAAAGACGCAGAACAGCGATTTATACAGTCCTACATATTTTAAGAACGTTGACGGAAATAGTGTGGATAACACAGACAAAACTAGAAATCGTATGCAGGTTCGTCACGTACCCGGAACTGTGTACAGCGATATCTTAGTAAGCTGTTTATTGGATTATGGCGAGCCAGCTGGGCAAGAAGTATTTGATAACAGCCAGAATTTAGATGGTAATTTTATTTTTGATGAGCTAGGACTAAAAGGTTACACCGCAGAAGGTGCAGGCCTTGGAAAATTGTTAACTCACGTTGTTTTCCACCCAGTGCAAAAAAGTTTAAATCGTATCATTCAAGTTGACTATACCGTTAGAATTCAAACAATAACTAATTTAAGTAATACAGCGTAATATGTCACAGCCCTATGTAATACGTCGTACCAATGGTAATAACTATATTATCATACAAGAAGGTACAGTTGATACTTCAACCGCAGTTAATCTAGTAGGTCGGGGCGTTCCTGGCTATGGTGGAATGATTGCGGAGAACTTTGTACGCTTAATAGAAAATTTTGCCAACGACTATCCACCACAAAACCCACTTGACGGGCAGCTTTGGTATGATACTGTTGCTAAACGATTAAAATTTTGGTCAGAAGAAACCTGGACTAATTTTGCCGACGTTGGGCCAGTGGGCTCACAGGGTGCGACTGGTCCAACCGGTCCGTTGGGTGCAACCGGTCCAACCGGTGATGCTGGACCCCGGGGCGCAACTGGTTTAACAGGCCCGCAGGGTGCAGATAGTACAGTACAAGGTCCAGATGGATCTACAGGGCCAATTGGCCCAGTGGGATACACAGGTAGCGTTGGCAATAGTGGCCCAATTGGACCAATTGGCTACACAGGCAGCAAAGGTGCCCAGGGCATTGGAATAGCTGGCGGAATTGGCGCAACCGGGCCGCAGGGTTCTACAGGCGTACAAGGACCACAAGGCGCCCAAGGTGATAAAGGTGACACTGGAGATACTGGCGCCACTGGCGCGAGAGGACCCGGTGCACAGGGCAATTTGTCAATCATTGATCATACAATCAACGGTTCAGTAAATAATCAAAACATTATTATCAACCCGCTAGGCACAGGAGTACTTACAGTTAACCAACGTATTATTCCAGGTGCAAATGTCAGTTACGGGATTGGTGATAGTTCTAGGTACTGGACTAGCATTTATTGTACTGCTATACGTTTTGCCGACGGTAGCTTTTCAACAAGTAACAAATCAATTCAAGGAACAACAGCACCTAATTCGAGCAGAGGATCTCCGGGAGATTCAGCTGGTTTGATAGCGTTTACAACTAGTTATGTGTATTATTGCACAGGTCCGTATGACGGATTTACTAATATTTGGAGACGTGTGGCGTGGGACAATTCGACTTGGTAAATATACAAATAAATAATTAATTGCGGAGCAATACAGAATGGCTTATAATATAACACTATCCGACGGTTCACCGTTGGTAACTGTGGCAGATGGCACAGTTGACGTAAACTTTACTAGTTTAAACCTAGTAGGTAAAAACTTTGCTGGATACGGCGCATTGTTCAATGAAAACTTTGTGTATCTATTAGAGAACTTTGCCAACAACTCAGAACCTACCAACCCAGTTGTCGGACAATTGTGGTATGATACAAGTAAGAGAGTAATGAAAGTTTACACTACAAATAATACTTGGAAAGTTATTAGCTCTGCACAAGCTAGTCCTACACAACCGCCAAACCCAGTGCTAGGTGACCAGTGGTGGGATACTACCAACGAACAGTTAAAAATTTGGAATAACACTGAGTGGAAACTAATAGGACCACTATGGTCGTTGGCGCAAGGATTAACTGGTGCGATCCCCGACACTATTATGGACTCGGACGGCAACAGTCGTGTTGTATTAAAGTTCTATGTTAAGAACGTTGTTACAGCTATATGGAGCCAAGAGTACGACTTTGATGTAGATCCTAGTGCTAATGTCCCTGGATTTACAGACGAAGACGATAATATGGTTCTCAAGACCGGTCTTACATTGGCCAACTTAGATCCATTGGCTAACATTATTCACGGTACCGCTGAAAATGCGTTACTGTTAGATGGAATACCTGCAACTAGCTTTATTCGTAATGACATCACTGACGAACAACAAATCAGTGGACCAATTAATTTCCAACCCGATACCGACGAGCAAATTGCTATTAAATTAGCTGGGCACGTTGTCATCGATGATACTAACAGTGAACTATTTGATGTTGGTAGCCCCGATGGTAAACTACGTACAATCTATGCACAAAGTTTTGATGGTGTTGCTAGCTCAGCACGTTACGCCGACTTGGCAGAACGCTTTGAAGCAGACGTGGCCTACGAACCGGGTACAGTTGTTGAATTGGGCGGTGCTAAAGAAGTTACACAAGTTGGCGAAGAACTAAGCGACAATGTATTTGGCGTTATCAGTACCAAGGCTGCTTACTTAATGAACAGTGCTGCCGGCAATGATCAAACACATCCACCAATTGCTGTCAGCGGGCGTGTTCCAGTTAAAGTAAAAGGTAAAGTTACAAAAGGCGACCGTTTAGTCAGTGCTGGTAAAGGCATTGCTCGAGCCGCGACCAAAGAAGAAATTACACCTTGGAATGTTATTGGTCGTGCTCTGGCACACAAGACAGATGACGGACTAGGTACAGTAGAAGCAATCGTTAAACTAAGCTCTTAATATGGCACAACTAGCACCAAATTACGTTTCGGGCAATGTTATACAGCACGAGGACTATGATCTTTTAGTCTCTGGCAGTACTACAGGCGCAGTAAACATTCAGAACCCTAGCATTGGGACAGTCTGGGGAACTGGATATGGCCGTTATGGATTTGGGCAAGATGATTTATATCTCGAACCTGTGCAAAAGGGCGACCTAGTCAGAGCACAGCATTGGGACAACATAGATGCCGCATTGAGCGCAGTAATCAAACACCAAGGCAATAACTACAACGGGCTACCTGGCGAGACGATCCAAGCCGGTAGAAGAATTTCACCTATCCCGGCGTTTGATGCTTTAATCAAACAAGCATTTGGTGATGCCGGCAAGATTTATGCTACCAGCGACACACCACCTTATAATACATCTTATACAGGGCTATGGGGTGACACTGGCCGCCGTGATTTAAAGTTTATTCAAACATTATCGTTTGCCAATGCAGACAAGGCACGTTACTTTTTTAATGCTGGCGGAAAAATTAAATTAAGTTTTTCTCGCACAGGCGGCGCCAACAAAGCACGTAACAGCGATTGGTCAGGGCTGTGTGCGGCAGCAGGAACTGTTGAAATTGGATATCGCAATACCAGAAAAGTTCCTGGATCAGACGGCGGATATGGCGGCTACAGCTATGGCGGCTACGATAACAATAATTACACTGCACTAGATCAAAACAACGGCGGATTCTGGGCCAATAGCCCAAACCTAATCAAGACGCATTTTAGACAAAATAGCAGTGGTTATGGACAATATTCCAACGCTGGCAATAATGGCTATACCGGAGACACCGCAGATTTTATCAAGGTTGAGCTTCGTGTTTACGGTAATACCGGAAACAATGGCGGTCTGGGTCTTGTAGTAGAAGTAACAACCACATTCGAAAATGGTGCAACAGCAACACCAAATAGCCAGGACACTATATCCGGAACGGCCAACACAGGCCTAGTACTGTCGTACCCAGGCGAAGACTATCTGGAATCCAATACCTGGGGAACCCCATCTTTTAATGGAGTGGTGTCCGCAGTCTGATTAAATACTTAATCTAAGTATTTTAATCAACTATGACCCCAGATGATCTCAAATCCCTTGCGGACTTTAATTTTGAACGCTCAATACATTTAAAAAATATACGCGAGTCTGCACACGCTAAATTAAATGTAACTTACAACGGTGGAACGTTTACAGCCACTGTTGACCTAATAGGATTTTTAAATGTATGGCCCGATGAAACTGTAATCATCAAAGACATTTACCTCAATCCTATAGAAGTAAAACGCACAGAACTTTTATCGCTGATTATCCCTGCCTACAAAAATAGTATGCAATGGTGGCTTGGCGAGTTTGACTCTGGCAATCGTACTAGCTGGCTTGGTCCCGATGTCTAAGGGTGTATTAATATTTGCCTATAATTCTAATTTAGACTATGTTGCTCTTGCCACAGTAGCCGCTAAGTTAGTTAAAAAGCATTTGGGCCTGCCGGTGACATTGGTCACTGATACAGACAATGTTGACTATTCTGTATTTGATCAAGTTATACGCAAAGACCTTGATGGCAAAATTTTTGAACGTGTTTTTAATTTTGGCGGCCCCGGAAAAAAGATGCCCTGGCACAATCAAAATAGAAGCAGCGCATATGATCTAAGTCCGTATGATCAGACATTGTTGATTGATGCAGACTACTTAATTTTTTCCAACGACCTGAAAAAACTATTTGACACAAAATTAGAATTTGCCTGTTATAATAGTGTACAAGAAATATCCGGATGGGACGGATTGCAAAACGGTGCCCGAGTGGGCGTTCCTGGCATATCTATGCAATGGGCCACAGTGGTATATTTTACTAAGGGTCATTTGGCACAAGGCGTGTTTAGTTATATGTCGATGATCAAAGAAAATTACAAATACTATGCTGCCGCGTTTAATTTTAAAACAGAATTGTTTCGTAATGACTACACTATTAGCATAGCATTACAGACATTAACAGGCTATAGCGACAGTAACTTTACTGCTATACCTGGGCAATTAATTTCTGCAAATACCACTGTTCAATTAGCCGAAGCTAACCCCAATGGACAGTTAGTGTTCACCTGGAGTAGTTCAGACGGGTCAAAGAACGTCACTGGTATTAAAAACACCAGCGTTCATATTATGAATAAAGAGATATTAACAAATCCAGAAATATTAGATCAACTTACGGAGCTGTCTAAATGAGCCGCGGCTATCTAACGTTTGCACAAAATAATAGTCAAACAGATTATTTAAATCTAGCCTATGTGCAAGCACTGAGTATCAAGGCTACTCAAACTATAAATTCTTGTGCAGTGGTAGTGGATAAACACACAATGGAATTAGTCACTGACAAACACCGAGATGTGTTTGATTACATTATCCTTTTGCCAGGAATAGACAACTCATCTGATGATTTTTGGAAATTAAAAAACGAGTGGAAAGCCTATGTCGCTAGCCCTTATCTTGAAACAGTAAAAATTGAAGCTGATATGCTGTTCACTGCCAATATAGATCATTGGTGGGATATAATGAGTCAGAAAGATATTTGCTTTACCACCGATGTTGTAAACTTCCGTGGAGAAGTTTCAAATAGTAGATTGTACAGAAAATTATTTGATTTAAATAACTTGCTTAACGTGTATAATGGATTTTTTTACTTTAAAAAAAGTTTGCTGGCAGAACAGTTTTTTAATTACGCAAAAGATATCTATGAGAATTGGGACTCTGTCAGGAAAGAAATATTAGTAGAAGCAGACACTGAGCAAGTGACAACAGATGTAGTTTTTGCTATAGCTTGTAAATTAATTGGCGAAGAAAAATGCTATTTGCCAAATTGGAACGTTCCTAGATTTGCACATATGAAAGGCGCAATTAATGGATTCCACTCCACTGAGGATTGGAGAACAAAATTAATTTACCAATTTGATCAAAGTACGCTGACTGTTGGGTTTACTAGACAGGCTGTGCCGTTCCACTATCACTACAAAGATTTCATAACAAAAGAATTAGTAAGTCATTATGAGACCCTCGCTTAAAAGAAAACCTCTTGCTGAGATAATTTATAGAGTATACTATAATACAGATACCGGCGACTGTACGGAAAAGTCAATTAACCTGCTGTTGGGCAAAGACTTTATTTGTGTAGAAAAAGAAATATACGAATCAATTGAGTTTTGTAGTTATTTTAAAGTTGTTGATGGCAAGTTACGTAGGAAATCTAAGGAAAGTGCCAAACTCAATTTGAAATTAACAGACAGCGGGCAGTTTACTACAATAAAAAACAATATGCTATTTGTCGTAAATAATGACTATAAAGGATTAGTGGAGAATTGGGAGTATCAATGAACATTGCAGATTTAGATTGCATATACTTAACCTACGACGAACCTCAAAAAGAAGAATTCTGGGTTAAAATTAAAGATATAGCGCCTTGGGCAAAACGTGTAGACGGAGTCAAGGGCAGTGACGCCGCACACAAAGCGGCCGCCGCAGCCAGTAGTACAGACCGTTTTATCTTAATTGACGGAGATAACATACCTAACGGCGAGTTCTTCGGTGAACAGTTAAATCTTAACGATGGTAATAAAGATTGCGTGTTCCGATGGAGAGCACGTAACGAAATAAATGGGTTAGTATATGGTAACGGTGGTATCAGTTGTTGGACTCGCGACTATATAAACAATATGCGTACTCACGAAAACACCGACGGAAGAAACGAAACTGTAGTAGAATTTTGTTTTGACCCTAAGTACCTGCCAATGCATAACTGTTATTCAACTACATATCCTAACGGAACACCATTCCAGGCCTGGCGAGCAGGATTTAGAGAAGGTGTTAAAATGGCACTGGACAGAGGCCGTCGAACCTCTATGACAGAATTTTTAAATATGCGAAGATATCAAAATATTGAATATCTATCAATTTGGCACAATGTTGGCGCAGACGTTGAAAACGGATGGTGGGCTATGTACGGCGCCAGGCTAGGAACATACTTGACACTGCTCGACGAAAATTGGAATTACACAGAAGTACAAGATTTCAATGCATTGAGATACATTTTTAAAAAAGTAGATTCAATTCCAGACACAACAAGGCAAAAGCATTATGCCAGGATATCCAATGATCTTAGAGAAAAACTTCAATTGCCAATTATGGAAATGGATGCAGAACAAAGTGCATTTTTTAAAAAGTTTTACACAAGGCTTCACCAAAATAAAGGTATAATGGACAGATGAAAAAAATAGAATATATGAAATTAGTACACAACGAACAGTCTTACAATGACTGGTTTGTGGTCAATTGGTGTTTAGGTAATACCTGCAATTTTAGTTGCTCTTACTGCCCCGACAACTTACACGACGGTAGTAAAAAATGGCCAGAGTTGGAAACCATTAAACAGTTTATACTTAAAGTAAAAAATCAACACTCCGGTAAAAAGTTATATTTTGATTTCACTGGTGGAGAAGTTACTTTATACAAACACTTCATTGAGCTTTGTGAGTTTTGCAAAGAACAAGACGTACGAGTTGGTATGATTAGTAATGGTAGTCGTACACTACGTTGGTGGGAAGAAAATGCACACCTATTTGATCACGTGTGTTTGAGTTTCCACCCCGAGGAAGCTAAGCCGGATCATTATTTGGCAGTGGCTAAAATATTAGAAAATAAGTTTAGGTTA